GAGTTGTTTATCCCAATTATCTAAGTTCTGAATGTTTGCATGAGTTGACTTAGGCACATGCTTCATTGTAGCATCAGCTGTTTCACCACCTTTTTGAGGTAGTACAGCTTTTTCCCAAACTTGCTTAACAGCTTCTCTCATGTTATTCACATTGTGAGCTACTTTATCAAGTGTTTTGTCTACATTATCTTGTAGTTCAGCTTCAATCTGCTCGACTGATTCTTTTACTGGCTCATCTTTTTTGACTTTGGCTTTTTTACCTTTACGTAAATCAGCTAAATCATCAGCTTCGATATCACCATCTCCGTCAACATCTAATTTGTGTTGACCTCCTTTTAACTTGGCTTCTTCCATATCTTGGAGGATTTTAGCCATTCTTTTTATATCTTCGGTTTTCATTTTTGCTCCTGTTAAATTCCGAATAAGTGAGTTGACAGTGCACCAATGACTGCAACCAGTATTACCCAGAATAGATTATTTATAATATTTATAGTATTTCCATTCTTGGTTACGATGACTTCAAGATTATCCATCTTCTGATGATAGATCTCAAGCTTATCGTATAAGTCAGCTCGTTCACGTTCAATAGTGTCGAATCTTTTTTCTAAAGACACGATCTTTTCTTCTGCTCTGGCAATTGATACCATTGCATCAGTTAGTTTGTCGATCTTCTCTTCGATCCTGTCGAGCCTCGTTGCTTGCGACTCTGCCATATCTTCACTCTCTCTATTAGTATTTTTAAATCTCCCTCTCCCTTAATGACCCTGTGATAGACCATTCTTGGGATTAGGTACGTTCTTCCCATTTCCAAAACTTTCGGCAATTCATTATCTATTTGTAATTGCCAGTTTTCACCTTCTAGTATCGTGATATATCTCCATTGTTTATCACGATGCCAAATTAGTTCTTCTTCGTTGACATCCTTACTGAATGTCCTTATATTATTTTTATCTTCGTATGGTCTTAGTACTTCCATTTTTTCCTACATGATATGCGTTAAATTCAATATTTGGATATTCTTTTGCTAATGATAAGAAACTTCTTATGTTGTTCATATCATCATCAAAAAATCTTATTCTGTTGTACGCTCCACTACGAAGATACTTTCTAAAAACTACTTTCTTATTTTTCGCTGAGGAACCAAGTTGAAAATTACCTGCTCTCTCAACGTAAATATTGTCTACATTTATTCCATGAGACTGCAAAGCCTTAAGGAATGTTTCTTTGTTATCCATATCTGATCTTGCTGTAGATACAATAACTTTTGAACCTCTTGCAGTTGCATTTCTTATAATTGCTTTCGCTTTTGCAATCATTCTACCAATTGGTGTAGAAGTCTTTGCAAATAGATCTGCATCTTTAAATTGTCCAAAATCATAAGTCTCACCTTGTTGTAACTTATGACTATTAAATTCTCTGTTGGTTAAAGTCTTTACAACTTTACCATCTTTGACAACTTTAATCTTTGCTTTCGTTTGAAACAAAGTGTCATCAATATCAAACACAGTAAGTCCCATACCTGCTGCCTCTTGTAAATATTGCTTAAAGCTTTTCATTACCAAAAAAAGCTGCCACCACCAGATAATCCTAATTGCTTAGCATATCTTGGCAATCTGCAACTCCAATATTTTGGAGTAGTTTTATCATTTGCTTGATCACAATTGTGTCTTGCAGCAAATGATTTTCTTGCTGCAGGATTGTTAATTTTTGCAGAAAGACCAGTTGTGTCTCCGAATGTTACTTTCTTAATACCACCATCTGGCTTTCTTACATAAACATAAAATTTCTTTGGACCACCTCTTTTTGGTTCATTCAATGGAGCATCTTGTTTCTCTTCCATTGGACAATCCAGTGGTACATTCTTTCCTTCATATTCTGCAAATTCTCCGATGTTACCTTCTAACATCTCGATATCGAACTTACTTCCAATTGTAAGTTCACCTTTCTTGTACGACTCTCTTATATTTCTAAAATACTCATAGTATTTCTCAGAACCAACTCTAAAGATATTACCTTCAATGAGTGAGTTGTTGTTTGGTTCCTCGTGGCCACAATCACCACCGCAACACAAACTTTCTGCAAATTTCTTAAATGAGGCCGTCACTAAATTTCTCCCTTGGTGATAATTTTAAGTCACCGCAAAATTTTAAATTACCTGCGACAGTGTATCTTTTTTCTCCACTCTCGTTCGGTGTTATAAAGTGATTTAGGTATCCTGGAAAGATAACTAAATCACCTTCCTGTTGCTGGGGTTTAAAACGATTTGATAGCCCCAACTGTCTATCATCGTGTCTGGAAGTTCCATTGTAAAAATACATTGTAGAGCCTCCGCTTTCAGGTTGTTGCAGGAAATACACCCAACTAAAACTTGCGTTCAAGTGGTTGTGTATCTCCTGCGTATCACCTGTCGAGTATTTGTTTATCCAAGTGTTTCGCATTTGGTATTCACCTCGATGAACACCTCTTTGACGAATCCATGGCAACGTTTGTATTTGTGCCAGGTAGTGATCGAAGTTGTTCCATACACAATCTTCAATCTCTTGGATAAAATCTTTACCCTTCAAATTTTCGGTGTTAAACGTCGTACTACCGGTTGAGTTTTTCCATAAACGGATAAACCAATCGTTATCAAGTTCATTTTCAAATTTTTCTTTTATTTGAAGATGTAAGTGCATTCGTGCCTGATATATTGGCACACCAAAAATTTGTAGCATCTTATTCGCCTAACTCCTTTTTAACTAGAGTATACACGCCCCAAGCTAATCCTGCCCATGCAGCCAATTTTACAACTGGATTTGCAACGAGTACAAGAATGCTTATTGCGATCAATGCACCGCCATCATATGAGGTTCTTTCACCTAATCGTGCTTTTACCCATGCTGTGGCTATGTTTAAATAATTCATAATTTTCTCCTAAGTTACTTCTTTAGTAAGTGATATATGATAAATGCACCTACTAATCCGAGAAGGCCTTCGTTAGAAAGGCCGCCAAGGATTGCCATAATATTGTCTATTACATTAAAATCACCAACGAATGGTAATGGAGCACCAGCTAATAGTACTTGAAGCACTATGCCAAGAGCAATCAACATCATTCCAGTATTGGATAGTGCAGCTGCCCATTCTCCGATTTTCTTTATAATATCCATTATAGTTTCTCCTATATTGTTTATGACTCGGATTCAGACTTTAAATAGTCTCGGACTGAGTCGATGTAGTCCGTTGCTTTAGTGATTTTTGATTGTACCCATTCAGGTAAGTTATCATCATCACCTAACATATCGTGTAATTCTTTTGCAGCATCAATCATTGTATTTAATTGATTCTTTGCCATTTCTCCTTCGTAATCGTATTCCCCTTTATCGTCTGCATCATCAGGACCTATAGCTTCGTTTACTGTGTTTTCTTGTTCAGGATATCCCTTTTGCTTTAAAGGTTTATCATAAAATTTAACAGCTTTTTTCAGTCCTTTTAAATCGACCTTTCTTTTAATAGGCTCTACTGTAAGAGGTTTCGTCATATCCTCGTATTTACCTTTACCTATTTCGATTGTTTTCTTTGGAGCTTTTACAAACTTAACTGAACCATCTGGCATAGTTTTCTTTGTCATTTGAAAATCAGCTCTTCTTTCAATATCTTCTTTAGGCTTATAAACTTTAATGGAAGCTATACTATCATCTTTGTCTAAATGAACAACAGGCTTTTTCTTTGGGAGAGGTTTAATATGTGCCTTTGCTCCTTTAGCAGCAGATGGTGGTAATCCGTACTCTTTAAATGTTTTCATTTATACTCCTACTTCTTTTTACCAAAAATATCTGGATGATGGTCAGCTGCATCAGATGCATCAAGACCTGCATGCTTATAATGTTTTGTCAAATACTGTTTCAGATTTGATTTAGTTCCGACTGCATGATGAGCATAAGGACTGTCATGACCTTTAATTGGTTTGATCTTTATGTTATGCTTTTTAGCAAAAGGATCATGTTCACCTGTATGATCGATTTCTGTTTTAGCTTCACTTTTCATACCTTTTGCAGAAAGCGCTTTAACTTTTTTCATTGCTTGTTTGAATGATAAAGGCTTAGCATTTTTCTTGTAAGATCCTTTAAATGGAGCTTCTCCTTCTGAAGTAGGCTTTTTCTCTTTTGCCATCATAGTTCTAATCTGAGAAATTTTATCTCTATCGCTTGAACTAAGTTTATCTAATTTATTTTTATTCATTGCAGCTTTCCATGAGGCGTCTGATTCATTCTGATCACCACGCTTTGCAGATAAGTAAGCTGCAATTGCCATGTCTCTTTTTTCTTTTTCGTTTTTACCTTTGAATTGAGGTGCATCAGACTTTTTAAAATCGTCTATCCATGCTCCCATTCCATCGGATACTTTTAATTTTTCTAATAACTCCATTAGTTCTCTCCCGGTGTAATTGCCTTTGCAAGTTTAACTGAATCATCAGTTCCTTCATCAGGCAATCGTTGATAATATTGTTTAAATTTCATTAAAGAAGCATGAGCTTGTGCCATACCCTTCTTTAATGCAATCCTTTCTTTCGTAGCTTTATCCACTACTTTCTCTTTTCACCTCTAAGGTCTGCATCAGCTGTGTGATAAGTCTTACCTTTCATTATGTATGAATTTACCCTCGCGTGTCCCCACTGTGAAGGAGTTGTACCAGGTCTGTGACCTGTTCTCCATGCTGCGACACCTCGGTTATAAACTTTTCTTAATGTTGATAGAGAGATACCAGATTTTTCTGATTTTTTTGCAAGAGATTTGTCTGCAGCACCTTCATCCATTGTAGGATCTGTCTCTCTATTCTTTTTCAATACATCTCTTAATCTTGCACGATCCATCATTTTATCGTGCTTAATTTTATCTGCCATTTTTTCTCTGTCGATAGTAGCTTTTGCTTTATCTGTTCTTGTTTGCTCAGAAAAATCTTTGAATTTTTTCACGTTCTCTTCTCCATATTTCTTCTTATAAGCAATTGTATACTTAGATGGTTTTGTTTTAGCATCTGCATCTCCAGGTGCTGGCTTATATGCAGAAGGATCATTGTCGTCTTTCTTACTACCCTTCTCAAAATGTCTTGCTCTTGCAAGTTTAGTGGATTTACTCAATCCTTTGTAGTATGGTTTTGGTTGTGTTCCTTTTCTCTTACTAATATCTTTATCTTGTGCTACTTCATATTTTTCTACAGCATCTAACCACTGACGAGTTGTTTTACCTTCTCCTAAATTGATGACAAGGTAGTTAGCTCCCAACCAACTAACTTCACCCTCTTGGCCGCTTTTTATTATACGTACGTTATCGCCAAGTTCAAATAATTCCCCTTTTACATAGTCTTCTCGTACATCAGATACTTTCTCCAGTTCTACATGGTTCTTAAAGTTGACCTCTTCTTTGAGACCCATACCTTGTCGAACCGCATTGAACAATCTCTTTGCATCTGCATTTGATACTGCTTTTGGCAAACCTTGACCAAATGCTACAAAGTCATTATCTGACGCAGCTGCTCTCATTTTAGAAGCGCTCATGCCTTCTACACCTTCTGCGTCTGGATCTCTCTCACCTGCAGATACAACATTGATTCTCTCAAAGTTATATGTGCCGTGTCGAGCTTTTTGTCCATTGTACTTAGATAGTAATATGTCAAATTCTCTTACTCGATCTGAACCTACTACAACTGTCACTCGATTAAAACCTTCATTGTTTAATGAAACGAGTGCATCCATAATTGTTTTAATCTTTTTATTGATTAATATATTTCTCGCATGTTTAGGGAACATCTTACGAGCAAACTTTATTTTCTCAGAATATGAAAGGGGATTTTTGTTTTTGTCTTGAGATTGCGTGAGAAAGATTTTATATGGATTTTTTCCTGCAACAGCAGCAACTTTGTCAAATACTTTTTGGTGACCAATCGTTGGTGGATTGGCTCTTCCAAACGTGATGACAACTTCTCTCTCGGCTTCGACGAGATATTGTTTAAAAGAATTTATCATTTAAGCTCCTGCAGCTGCTTTCTTATCTGTTGCTACTTTCTTACCTTGCTTACGTTGCATTTCCATCTTACGTACTTTTGGCAAAATTCTCTGAGCAATCTTTTGAATACGACCTTTCATTTTATCTAATCGTTTTTCAATTTCCATTCTACGTGCTGGTGGTAAGTCGTTACGGCTTTTACCTTTTGCGAGCTTTTTGAATATAAGATTACGTGCTTGTTTGTTTGCTCTCTTCTTGAGTACTTGCATGCTTGCAGTACGTCTTGCAGCTTTCTTTCGGCCAATCGCTATCTTGGCTTTGATTCGCTTGAGCATCCTTGATCGTGCACGACGTTGAGCAAGTGAAAGAGCTTCATCTTGACGTCGACGCTTAATGGCGTTATGATTGACTTGATCGTCTTCGCCTGGTCTGTAATCTACAGGATTAAAATCTTTAAATCCTAACATGTTTTCTCCTAAGGTTTAGTCCAATTTATAACGAATTAAATACGATAAGTGTTAGTCACTAATATCGTTCACCACCTGGTTTTATTTATACAAATTGATTGTTTTATTTTGCTCTTTGCCAACCTTTTAATACATTTGGTGAGAAGTTGTTGTAACTGAACTCAAGTCTATCGACTATCTTCAAAGCATTCTTACCTATCTTATCGATGGCAACGAATCCTTCTTGTCCAGTTACCTTATAACCGTTATTCGTTTGTACAAAAGTATCGAGTTTTCCTAAACTGTTCAACTTATTCAATAGTTTGAGTTTAGTTTCAACGATAAGTTTTTGAAGTACAAATATTTTCTCTAGGTTGCCTTTGTTTTTCGGCGAGAAGAAGTCGAGGATTTCTTGGAGCTTTTGGTACTGCGCTTTCTTCCCGGCTTCGGTGCTTCTTTTTCTTGCTTCACCTTTGTATTTCGCTTGGATCCACCTGATGAGTTGGACCGTGTGCGTTTTTGGGTTACCGATGGTTTGACCTTTGCGGATGTAACTGTTGTTGAATTGTTCGATGAGTCCTGCGAGGACTTTGTTTGATTCGATTTCTCTGAGGGTGCTGCCTGCGATCCCTTGAAAAAGTTTACCAATCTCTGAAAGATATTCATTAATATTCTCCGTTTCACTTTGTGTTAATGTAGCATTTGTCAAGTCACGTAACATCGCATCTTGTGACCACACTGCTTTATTTTTCTTTAGAGCAGCTACGTCTACACCATACGATGCCTTCATACTTTCAAACGAGTTACCTTTATATGTGGTATGCCATACAATACCAATTCTTGAAGACATGATCTCCTTTGCCATTGGACTGTTATTTGGCACAGCATACATAATGGTATTTGGATGGAAAGTCAAATATGCCTGTCCATCTATTTTCTTTACCGATAAATCTTTTTTCGAATAAAGGAAATCACCTTGTATGACACCTTTAATTCCAAGACTCGGTAAATATTGCAATGCATCTTTGAGTTTATCTGCTAAATCGCCTGATGTATCAGCCTCAATTTCTGCATTTGTTTTATATATCTTCGGGTTTTTGTTGAAGATTCCCTTCTTTGCCACGAAGAATTTTCCGTCAGTTGGATCGATACCAGCAAATACTGCAGGTGCTCCATCCCACTTAACCGAAACTTTTGCACTCTTCTTGCCACCTAACATATCTCTCAATCCAATAAGAGCATAGATTGCTTCACGAGTTCCTTTAACACCACCATAAATGACAGAATCCTCAATATGTGTCATGTGGGTATTTTTCTGTTCAGTGATAAATTCTTTAAAGTCTATCATGATGGTGCACCATTTAAATATATTCTTGGTTGAAATCCACCAACTTTTGCATACACACCAGGATGTACCATATTTGCATTTATTTTTCCAATGTGCACTATTTGATAAGTATCTTTATCGATGATAATCATTGGATGCATGTCAAAATATGTTTTCGAAAGTTGTCTATATCTTTGTACGATGTTGTTCCACTCACCATTTTTCTTTGCTTCTGCTATCCAACCACCTTTTGACTCTTCGATGTGCATTTTATCATACTTTGCAAATTTAATGGATCCGGATTTTGCAGTTCCAGATTCGAGTTCCTGTTTAAAGGTCAATGTGGCTGCAAATGATGGAGAACCCAATCCAAACTGTGAATAAGAGTTATCAAATGCTCTTCTCTTTGCAGCTTTTACCTCATAAGCTTTTGTACCACCAGATCTTAATCTTAAATCTCCGCTCTGATCTGTTCCTGCTAAATAACTGTCTTCGACTAAATACATCATCATGACTTCACCTGGACCAATTCCTTGCTGAGGTTTTGTATCGAATAATTTCTTTAAACTTGAAGAGTTATTTTTTAAAATACGAATATGTTGGTTAAGTGTATTTTTTGAACCTCGACCAACAGTAGTTAATCTATTCCATCGAGGTGATTCATTTTTGAACCAATACGTATCAATCGCATGTCGAATAGCGTTTGTAATAAGTGGATCTTTGCTTTGTGCTTGCCTCATTTGAATATCAAGACTTCTAACTGAACCTACACCAACTACTTTATTGAACGTCGCTGGATCATAAAACATACTAGGCATATTATCTCCAGCGAATGATAGGTTTAAATTCTCCTTGAGTTACAGAGTCAGTGTCTATCATGTTTGGATTGATTGGACCTGCATAAGCAATCTCGCCTTTTCTTGTTTTTGATGTGTTATCTGTAAAGATAAAATCATACTTACTAAAGTATTTTGAGTGTACAGTTCTCTTCCACTCATCCATAATCTTTTTCATTTCACGAGGATACTTTTTCAATAGGACTGCCATTTGTTTCTTATTGATTCCTGATTTTTCCTTACCAAGTTTGACTGCTTCAGGTGTTTTTTCGAGGAGATCAAACACATCTTTCATCAAACCTGGCATTTTAAATGTACCACCTAATCTGAATCCACTTGCTGCTTTCTGTGCCCAAGATATGGTCGCACTCTTAATTTCATATGTGTTATTACCGATTCGAAGGTCACCACCTTCTTTACCACCAGCAAGCTTTGCATCATTGACGAGATAGTAGAACATCACCTCGCCTGGACCTACGCCTCGAGGTGTCCATGCATAGAATTTTGAGAACATTGATTGAGATCTGAGTTCTGCAACCATATCATTCAGTTTTTTCGTATCGAATCCTTTCATGTTTAATTTTTTCCAATCAAACTCAGGAAAGTATGTAGTTGTAATGAGATATTGTATCTCTGCCTTGTTTTCAAGACTTTCAAAGTCTTTTGCAGATAAATTCAACTGCGTGATTTTACTCATTGCACTACGAATGAATTTACGATCTAACTCGAATGGAGTATTGAGATCGTTGAGTGCCTCTTCGACGATGTGGTTTTTAAAAGTTCTCATGCTTTTATTTATAAAGGTTTAGTCTTCTCGGCCAGTCCTTGATTCAATTAATCTCCATATGTTGTTTTGCAACTCATAGATCATATAATTAAATCCACTTCTCTGTGCTTCAGTTCTCGCCTTAC